ATGAGCATTGTCAAATTTGAGGCGGCGGCAAAACTTACCGAGGGAGACGTAAAAGCACGAGAGGCATTTGAGATGTTTGGTGCCGGCTTCGATTTGAAAAAACTGGACCTCAGCGGCGCTGACGCAGCGCGCCCATTTTTAACGCCGATGGTGTGGGCGATTTACTCCGCTATCCACGCAATAACAATGCACGGGGTTGTCAGATGGAGTGTGCTTAAATTTGGTCTGGGGGCCAAGAATTTGGTTGACGACGAAAAGGTCGCAAAACTCATAAAGGCGGTGCTGCCAGGTCACGCCGAATTTATCGATAAATTTGGGCCGTCGTCGTATTTTAACGTATTGGCTTCACTGGATTCGCAACTGATGATTGAGTTGGACAATATGTTGGCTGGCAAGGAAGTCGATAAGGCGAGCATAGAGCAGGCCGTCGATATAGTGAACAAATCGCATAGTTTATTAAGCAAAGACAGAACTGACGCGCAATCACGCGACATTTCTGGTGGGCTAGACGGAATCGTGAGGGGCTCCACTTCAGCCTCTGATTTTTTTTCCAAGGGTTGAGATTTCATGCTGAACAGTATGCAGTGGCCAACGGTTCATGCTGCAAGCTATCCGTGCTGCGAACTGGTCAATGTCAGAATAAATTGGAATGTTCGATCGCCAACAAGCTCCTTTGATTGAGACTTAGGTATTCAAGGAAACTGTAAATGGGAGTCTACTTTATTGGAGGATCGAGCGCCTCTGGCAAGTCCACAATTGCGAAACAGCTATGCTTCGAGTTGTTTTTAGCGCGATCCACGATGCCAAGTTTGGGAGCTGGCGCCGGAGTTATGCAGCAAACCTGCTCCCGAAAACAAAGTTGGGCCTTTTGGGAGCGGAATGCATGAGTCTGTTTGAGTACTATGTAGCGCTGCGTGGCGATATCCTCGGAATTGTCACAGGTGTCGAGAACTCTGCTTATAACCTGTTATGGGATAACACAACTCCAAATAGCGTCACGAAGACGCGTCTGGAAAAGTTATACGACAAGTACATAGCTGCCGCAAAAGAATTTGGCTTGCTCGTGGTTACGAGGCATTGTGACTGCCCAAATCCGAACCATAGCAGCTACGCAACAAGCAATAGATACGGACTCGATATTAGTTATAGAGGCAGCGGCTATGTTTGGGGCGGTGGTCAGTTTTATCAGGGGGTGCGGCGATCCATCTGCCCATGTTCAAATGAAAACCGGATGACGGAACATAATGTCATAGATGACATTATCTACGATGAAAATGCCGACGCGGACGTGTGCAAACGACTAGAGATAATTCTTGGCGATATTTTTGATTCAATTGTCTGTGCGGGGGACAAAAGGCCCCGTTCCGCCATTCGTGAGTATTTGCTAAGGGCGGTGCTGCGAATCAATGATGAGCTGCTTCCTGAACCTATGAATGCATACATTCAGAACCATTGTGCGCCTGACTCGGGCCAGCCATTACGGATCAATGGGTTACGCGCGATCAATTAGGCGGTTATTTTTCAACATTGGTATGCGAAGAAACAACCGCAGTGCACCGATCCCGTGCCAATCACCCAATACGACGGAAAAACTGCTTCGCTGCGCTTCGAGCTACTGCGTCTAGTTCGTCATTGAGGGGGGCGAGATCTACGCCGTCGCGACCAGCAGCATAGACAGCCCCGCCGACATCATCGTCGTAGTCCGAACCGTCCTCGTTGATCGCGTAGTGCGCGTCCTTGCTCAGATCCGTTCCCACCAGCTGAGAAAGATACACCCACGTCCAGCATCGGAGCAGATCATCTTGATCGTGTTCCTCAATGAGCTGAAGCATGGCATCCGTGTTCCCGCTCTCGGCAGCAACGGTCAGCCAATGCTTGGCATCAGCAGCACGCCCCATGCGCTCTGCGATAGCGGCAACTGCCGCTGGATCTGCGCCAACATCGCGACGCGACTGCTCGAAGAAGGACGGGTCGTCAAACCGGTCCGCCAAGTCGAGAAGTGCTTGCTGATTGCCCAGTCGACCAGCCTCTCGGAGATGACGTAAGTACTTTTCGGCTTTAGTGAGATGAGCCTCGTAAGCTTCGGCCCATTCCTTTTCCACCCCGGTCAGCACGCGACCTTGTTGCCCCTGTGAGTACCAGTAGGGGTTGCCAGCGTCCGGTTCGTCGTCTTCATCGTCGGGGGCGTGGATCAGCGCCAGTGCGTAATGAGCGAGAGCATTTCCTTTGCTGGCTGCGAGTTCCAGTCCTTCCAGCGTGATCAGCGCGAGCCCATCATCGCCTGAGCCTTCCCAGCCGCGAACGATCATATCCGTCTGGTCACCATCGGTCTGTTCATCCTCAAACTCTTCGAGGTAATCGTCCTGGTAGTGTGATTCGCTGCGCAGTTCGTCCACCAGTTCGGAAATCCTCACGGCAACGATTTGACGCTCTACCAAGAACGCTAGCAATGCCGATGAAGCCAGATCTGCTGTGTGAGGCTGATAACCAAGGTCGGCGCATCGCTGCCTAATGACTGAGTTGTCCAGAGACGCGCGTTTCTTGTCTGATCGTCGCCGCGTGAAAACGGCATCTACGCTGAGTGCCGCGTAGGAGTTGAACCCAAAGGACGCTGCCAGCAGCTCGTAGATGTGGGCTCGTTTGACCGAGTGGCCCGTGCTGGACTGAAGGTGCAACTGCGCGGAGTATGCGAATTCTTTGATTGTCATGACAAACCTTTCCTAAATGCCACGCCGATTTCGGGTCAGGCGCACACGTTTAAGTCCCCGACGACGAGGCTCAAAGAGAGGTTTTCAATAACAGGTAAACAACGCCTTTTTTTACTCGTGTGCAAGTAAGGTGGGCACCTGGCGGCATTTTATCCCGGTTCCCACGACTGGTCTACGCAATTCGTGCTCGCTGTTCATCCCACAGCGCCGACGGATCGACCGCCAAATCGAACAGCGTGACATGGTTCGGCAACTCGCCATCGAGGATGGCCGCGACGATGTCAGGTGCCAGCGTAGTCAGGTTGACCATCCGGCTCACGTAGCTGCTGTCGATCTTCTCGCCCTCGGCGATCTCCTTCAATGACTTGGCTTCGCCGGATTCCAACATTGCCAGCCAACGGTGGCCTCTGGCCAGTGCCAGTTGCAGCGGCGTCGGGGCCAAGTCCCAAGGCCTGGGCTTGGCAATCTCCCCATTTGGCAGCGTCACCAGATTACGCCCGCTGCGTCGCTTGATCTGGATCGGAATGGACAGCGTCAAGCGACCATCACTCGATGGAATGACGTCGGTGGGGCCGGTCGTTTTGATGCGAACTTCGTTCATGCTACCACCTCAAGCGCACCGGCAGATTCCGGCCGCAACTCCAGAATCAACCGCTCGATGCCGTTGGCACGCAAGCGCAGTTCAATGTCGCTCTGCGAAACGATCACTTTCTCGATCAGGAGTTTGACGATACGGATTTGCTCAGAAGGAAACAACTGATCCCAAATAGCGTCCATCCGCGTCATCGCAACCGTAACCTTTGCCTCATCCAAGGTCGGGTCAAGCGCAATAGCCTTGGCCACTACACCATCCAGCAAATTGGGTGCCCGCAGAATGGCGCGCAACTGGTCAAGGACCGCCGACTCGAGCTCAGCCGCTGGCAGACGTGGCAACCCGGATGCGCCAGCGCATTCTTTGGCATCGCGCTGCGGGATGTAATACCGGTACCGACGGCCAGTTTTCTTGGTCGTGTGCCATGGTGATAGCGCTCGCCCGTCATTGCCGAATACAATCCCTTTGAGCAGAAATGGAATCGTCGCTCGGGTTGCATTGCCACGTTTGCGACCATTGGTGGCCAGGATCGCATGGACGTCATCCCACAACGGCTGGTCGATGATGGGGGGGTGTTCTGCCTTGTACCACTGTTCCTTATGGCGTAACTCACCAAGGTAGGTGCGGTTATTGAGCAGTTTGTAGATCAGACTCTTGTCGATCGGTTTGCCCTCGCGAGCCCGGCCATCCTGCGTTGTCCACGCTTTGGATGTCACGCCATCGAGTCGCAGTTCCTTGACCAGCGTGGTCGAGGAACCAAGCTCGACAAACCGTTTGAAGATGTGGCGAATGGTCCTGACTTCCTTTTCGTTGGCAACTAGTCGCCGGTTGTCGACGTCATAGCCCAAGGGTGGCACACCCCCCATCCACATGCCCTTACGTTTACTGGCAGCGATCTTGTCACGAATACGCTCGCCGGTGACCTCGCGCTCAAACTGGGCAAACGATAACAGTACGTTGAGCATCAACCGCCCCATCGAGGTCGTGGTGTTGAATTGCTGCGTGACCGATACAAACGATACGCCCAGGCGCTCAAACACTTCGACCATCTTGGAAAAATCCGCCAGACTGCGCGTCAGCCGGTCAATTTTGTAGACCACCACGATGTCAATTTTTCCATCTTCGATGTCGACCATCAGGCGCTTCAGTCCCGGCCGCTCCATGTTGCCGCCCGAAAAAGCTGGGTCGTCGTAATCGTCCGCGACGGCAATCCATCCTTCTGCACGCTGACTGGCGACGTAGGCATGGCCAGCATCGCGCTGGGCATCAATCGAGTTGTATTCCTGGTCGAGGCCCTCCTCGCTGGATTTGCGGGTGTAGACGGCACAACGTTGCCGGCGCTTGAGAATTTCACTCATTACCGATCTCCTCTATTGGGTTTTGCTTTGGCTTTAATTTTTGATTTCGGCACCGCCCTCTCCCGCAGACCAAAAAACAATGGCCCCGACCAGCGGGTACCGGTTATTTCGCGGGCGACCATCGAGAGGCTGGGGAATACCCGTCCCTGGAATTCATACTGGCCATCCGCCGTGGCGACGACCTGATATTCGATGCCCTGATATTCGCGCCTCAGTACCGTACCCGGCACCGGCTGATATTCGCGTTCGCGTTTTTGCATCTTGCCGTGGCTGATCAACGCATCAATCCGTCGCTTGTTCCGCTCGAGGAGTGCCCTGTTTTCCTTTTTGAACTCAAGCTCCTGGAGCTTGAAGGCAATACGGCGCTCAAGGAATTGCCGGTTGTGGTTTGGCGTTTCGTCTCCATACAGGCGCCGCCAGAGCTTTTTTATCTCGGGCATGGCCAATTCTGGCAGTTGCGCTATCTGCGCTGTCACCGATGCCGGCGTGGGTGAAATGTGGATTGCTGCGTACATCACGACTCCTTGATTTTCATGTTGGCGGGGTCTCTATGAACGCTCTGGTGGGCAGAAAAACCAAGTGAAACTGCTCTCTGTTCGGATGTTTCTGCGAACTGTGCAAACTTTCCGTCACGTAAGCGCGCAAGACCCGCTGCCAAGAGGCCGGCGATTTCATTACGACGCTGCTCGGGCGTCATGCGGTCGGGCGGAAGGTGGTTGATTTGGCACATCAGTTATCGCTCCTGAATATCAAACTTGCTTGGAAGCGACATTGTCAGGTCAGGCCAGCACCGTGACCATGAGGGAGTTTCTGGCGGAAACAGGCTGCTGATGACAGGTACCAAAATCCCCCGTAATTTCCACAAACCGTGTTTCGGTTCAAAGCTTGTTAATTACAGGCAAATCCGGAATATTCGAGATGTTGCGTGCTTGACACTGTTTTTACACACAGTAAAATGCTGGTAAGCAAACCTGAAAGAAGGCGCCATGGTGAAAAATAAAGCACAGGTCAAAAACGGGCTCAACGATTCAGAAAATCTGACAAAGCTCCTCGGGCACCTGCCGCCAGCTGTATTTTGCGCTTTCATGGAGGCGGAATTCACGCTCTCGATGCCGGTGCTGGACGTCAAGAGGCCTAAAAAAGAACAACTCGTTACCATCGAAGAAATCTTGGCAGGTCTTGACGTCGCACATCGGCAGCAAATCGAGGAAGTGGCAGAGAAAATCGTCCTCCTTTCTGATGGCCCTGGTCAGGATGTTATCGATGGGTTCAGCGCCGACGTTTTCGACGATGCTTTCGGTGCCATACGCAACCAGTATGAGCGGGCAATGTGGCTCTACGCCAACCAGCCAGAACTGTTCAAGGAAGCGCTGGATGCAAGGCAGGCCGATGTATTCCGGCAAAGCATCTCGTGCTATTCCGGATTTATTGCCCCGGAAAATCTCGCCGTCGTGACCGATGCCGCAGCCAGGGATGCATTTCATGACAACGTCGCGCAGCAGCTTGGTTGTGCGAAGGATGCCGTAGCCATCCAGATTTTCAAACGACTGCGCCCGGACACCAACACCGGCGATGACGTTGCACTTTACCAAATCAGTGTTCACCACAACCGCCCGCCGGAAATCATCGACTGCGTACAGGCCAGCGAACTCGTGTCGCAAGAAGTGATCCGTGCACTGTCATCCCACATCACCTATGAACCCGCCAACGGCCACCTTGAGGTGCTGTCCAAGGATTCGGACGGCCGCGAAGCGCTGGCGCGCATTGCTGCAGACGCCCTGTTGCAGTCGCCGATTTCCGGCGAAAAAATCCCGATCAAACAATACGACTACCAGAGTCTTGCCGCACCACGCAATTTTGACGTGGCAGGCGAGGCGGTTTCGTCCGTCAAAGTGACCGAACTTGGTTATACCGAGGTGGACCGCACGCTGCTCGTCAAAATATGGGCGAAGGACCACGATGATATCTACACCGCAGCCAAGTCGATCATCGGCCCGACATTCGAATTTCAGCAGCATCAACTGACCTACGCCAAACTGACCATCAAGTTAAAGAAAATCGGTAAGGAACGGGCAAGAACGATTTCGATCGTTCTGCGCGATGCAAATAAATGCAACATCAAGACCAAACGTGAAAAAGACCGGGCGCTATGTGATCGCCTGCTAGCCAAATGGCATCTGGTGAAAGAGATTGGTGACGTCCTTGCCGAACCTGTCGACGCAATCGCTGCTTGACCTGACTAGCCTGTTCGAGCAGTCTCGCCAGTCGGTCAGTGGCGGCGACGGGCAACGCCTTCACGGCGTGCCCGGTTGGGATATCTCGCGCACGACATCGCTGTCTGTACCGCAATTATCGGCATGGGCAGAATGCATCGGCTATGCTAGCCACTACCCTGCAATTCGTGACGATGAGCGGATTACCGTTGAGCTCGAAGAGGACGACGACCCATCCCGCTATCGTTACCGATGCCCACAGACATTTCGACGGAAATACGTCCCAGCCGTTGAGGCGGCAGTCTATTGCGTCCAGTCCACCAAATTTCTGAACCTGATTGCCGACCTGCTCACCATTCCGCAAGCATTGCGCAATGGACTCGAATTGCCACCGCTGAACGGTGTATTGTGGCACCTCGGCAAAGCCCGAATCGGTGCTGCCCACACCGATGTCTGGCTGGTACGTGGACTGGCGCAGTCGGTCGATGACGTGTTCCGTCACTTTAGCTCCCAAACGCTTCCAGACCAGGGACTCATTCTGTCATCGGGCGTGGCGCTGCCCGATTTCATTCGTCCGCCCAGGAATTACCGTTTTGCTTCCCTGCGCGACGTGATCGTCCCGGATGTGCCGAAACCGTGTCTCGACATGGATCTGCTGCATCGCATACTGACGATGCCGGCCGACGGTACCCTGCGGCCAGCCCTGTCAGTCAATTTCGACGAGTACACGAATACTCTCACTATCCGCAGCAAGGTCAAACCGTGGGTGATCAAGGGTGCGCGCCAGGCGGCCGCTATCAAATATATGTTTGACCAGTTCCAAAATGAACGCGTCTTGCTCAGCGCAAAAGAGATTTTGGCCGCGGCATACTCGGACAAACAGTCCGGTAAGAGTCAGCGCATGCAAAACCTTTTCAGCGGCAACGCCGATTGGCAGGACTACATCGTCAACCCTGAAAAGGGCCAGTACGGATTCGACCTCGATTAGCCGGATCACGCCGTAACCAATAGCAAAACCGCCTTCGGGCGGTTTTTTTGCTTTCTCCCCTCCAAAATTCTCCGCTTTTGCTACGCCCGTACATCAGCCCGTACATGGCAGCGGCAGACACCCGTACATCCCAAAATTCAAACTGTATTCACGTACCCGCACTAACCGAAAGGAGCAAATACGTGAATATCAAACATCTTAATCAACGCCAATTGGCCGACCGTTGGGACGTCAGCGAAGCGACACTTGAACGCTGGCGGTCTGAAGGAATCGGCCCTGTTTTTCTGAAGCTGCAAGGACGCGTTCTCTATCGCATTGAGGATATCGAAGCCTACGAAACCGAATGTCTGCGCAAGAGCACCTCCGAAGCTGTTCATACAGGAGGTGCAGCATGAACCGCCCTACACCAGCGCAAATTCCCAGCATTCCGGTCAGCGATCTGGCTGCGCTGCCGCTTGCCGAGATGAGCGTCACACAAATCGCCGCGCTGCCACCGAGCCAGTTGCAGGAAGCGCACACCAATCTACTGGCGCTGCAATCGATGGTCAAGGGCGTCCTGGATCGCGTGCACGCCGCGTTGGACCAACGTTATGCCGAACAGGCTCACGCCACACGACAAGCCAATGGCCGTGATTTTGGCGTTTGCCACCTGACCGACGGATCACTTCGTATCACGGTCGATCTACCTAAAAAAGTGACCTGGGATCAGGTGCAACTTTCGGTCACTGCAGCGCGCATCGCCGCCGCTGGCGACAAGGTCGAGGACTACATCGACACCGAGTACTCGATTCCCGAATCCCGCTTCAACGCCTGGCCCCCGGCGCTCAAGGAGCAGTTCGCGCAGGCCCGCACCGTCAAACCCGGCAAACCGAGCTACCGGCTCGCCTTCATCCAGGAGAACCACGAATGAAAACTCTCACCCTTTACCAAGCCCTTCAAGCCAAGCTCGGCGCCTACTCCGGCGAGCATCTGACCACAACGCTCCGCTACCAGGACCAGTACGGCGACACGGTCGAGAAACCCTTGCTCGATGCGACGCTGGACGAAATGGCATTCGCCATCCAGACGCTCAGCGTAGAGGGCAGCGTCATCTACCGCCGCCGCAGCGCACTGGAAAACCTCTACACCCTTGCTCGTGATCGCGGCTGCCTCGGCGCAGACACCATCGGCGCAATCGCTGCGGAGGTGACGAAATGAATCAACTCGTCGCTTTCAATTTCGAGACCCACAACGTGCGCGTCTGCATGGATGACAACGGCGAACCGATGTTTGTCGCAGCCGACGTGTTGTCTACCTTGAGCCTCGATCGCAAAGCTCTGGAGCGCCTTGATGATGACGAAAAGGGTGTGAATTCAATTCACACCCCCGGTGGGCCGCAGGATATGACCGTGGTCAACGAGTCTGGGCTCTTCAATCTGGTGCTTGGCAGCCGCAAACCTGAAGCCAAGCGGTTCAAGCGCTGGGTCACCCACGACGTTCTGCCATCGATCCGCAAGACCGGATCGTATGCGCCGGGCGGGCCGATTGCAGCCCTGCCAACGCCGACGCACGACAAAGTCAACGCCATCCTGTCCATCGGCGAAGCAATTGCCCGGGTGCCTGGCGTCAAACCCGGTATCGCAATGGCAGCAACCCTGACCGTGATCCATGACAACACCGGTCTGGCGGTCGAGTCCTTGCGCAAAGTGCTGCCAGCGGCTAATGAACCGATCTGCAGCCTCAACCCCACCCAAGTGGGCGAACGGGTCGGTATGTCGGCGCGCGCCATCAATACGCGCTTGCAGACCCTGGGATTTCAGTTCAAAAACGACCGCGATGATTGGGAGTTGACGGATGCCGGCCAGCAGTGGGCCGAGGCACTGCCATTCTCGCGCAACGGGCACTCCGGCTACCAGATCCTCTGGAACCCGGCCGTGACTGAGCTGATTCGCGAGGTGGCGTGATGGCACTGCCAATCATCTCCGCCGAAGAACGGCTCAAGGAACGCCACAGCGCCAAGGTCGGACTGGTCGGATTCCCGGGCGTGGGTAAAACCACCCAGCTCAAAACACTGCCTGCCGACACCACCCTGTTCGTCGACCTCGAGGCCGGCGACCTGTCGGTGCGGGACTGGCCCGGTGACACGGTGCGCCCGCGCACCTGGCCGGAGTTCCGTGATCTGGTGGTATTCCTGGCCGGGCCCATGCCCACCGCCAGTGCCGAACAGGCGTTCTCCGAACCGCATTTCCAGCACGTCTGCACCAAATTCGGGGACCCGGCGCAGCTGGCCAAGTACGACACCTACTTCGTCGACAGCCTGACGGTCCTCTCGCGATTGTGCTTTGCCTGGTGCAAGACCCAGCCGCAGGCCTTCAGCGAGAAGACCGGCAAACCCGACAACCGGGGTGCGTATGGCCTGCTGGGGCAGGAAATGATTACGGCGCTTACGCACCTGCAGCACGTGCGGGACAAGCACGTCATCTACGTCGCCATCCTGGAAGAGAAAACCGACGACTTCAACCGGCGCTTTTACCAGTTGCAACTGGAAGGCAGCAAGACCGCGCTGGAGCTGCCCGGTGTCCTTGATGAGGTCGTGACGCTGGCGATCCTCAAGGCCGATGACGGTACCAGCTACCGGGGTTTTGTCACCCGCGCAGACAACCCGTTTGGCTATCCATCCAAGGACCGCAGCGGCCGGCTGGAAGCCATCGAGGAGCCCCACCTCGGAAAACTGATCGCCAAGTGCCTGGGCCAAGACAAGGACCAAGACCTGCCGGCACAGCAGGACCCATCAATTTAAAGGACATCTCATGAACAACCAAACACCGAGCAACTGGAACGATTTCAATGATGCCGAAGCCCAGCATGGTGCATTCGACCTGATTCCCAAGGGCACCATCGTGCCACTGCGCATGACCATCAAACCCGGTGGTCATGACGACCACAGCCAAGGGTGGACTGGCGGCTATGCCACCGAGTCCTTTGAGACTGGCGCAGTGTATCTCGCTTGTGAGTTTGTCGTCACCTGCGGCCCGTTCGCCAAACGCAAGATGTGGTCGAACATCGGACTGCATTCCAAGAAGGGGCCGACCTGGGGCCAGATGGGTCGCAGCTTCATCCGCGCCGCGCTCAACAGCGCGCGCAATGTCCACCCGCAGGACAACACGCCGCAGGCGGCGGCCGCGCGCCGCATCAACAGCTTCGCTGATCTGGACGGGATCGAGTTCATCGCCCGCGTCGATGTGGAGAAGGATGCCAAGGGCGAGGATCGCAATGTCGTCAAGATCGCGATCGAGCCCGATCACAAGGACTACGCTGTCCTGATGGGGAGTGTGTCCAAGGGTGGGACCGGTGGAGGTAATTCCGGTGCTCCGGCGCAGGCTGCGCCAGTCTATGCCGCACCGGCACGGCCTGCCCTGCCGGCCGCGACGGGCAAGCCATCGTGGGCGCAGTGATGAGGAGCAGTCATGAAATGCTGGATCTGCTCACGTCAGGCGCGGGGCCTGGGTTGCAGCGACAACCGTTACCGCTGCGGAGATCCCCGACGCTACCCCGTCGATTGGGTGTTCTGCTCACGCCGGTGCCAGAACGCATTCCACAAACTGTATGGGACGTGGAGCCACGCGCTCAACAAGGGCTTGTCGCCAGAGGCTGCCATGGTTGATGCCACCCCCCTGGAAAAAGCAGCCATGCGCACGTGCCTCAAATTCTTCGGAGAGGCGGCCAGCGCGATCGGCTTCGACAAACCCCTCGGGGCTTACTCGGAAGTCGATGCCTTGTCAGTGATCGAGGCCATCGTCACCGCCTACGTGGATGAAATGGCTGCGCAGCACGAGCGCAGCAAATATCCGCCGGTGCACATGCTGGGAACGGCGCCGATCAGCGATCCCATCATGCCGCCAACTGCGGATTCTTTCGCGGACCTCGAGGATGACCGGCTCTGGGAGACCAAGCCATGATCGATTTCAATGCAACGGCAAGTCTTTCGGGCCGGCTCCAGGCACTGTTTGACCAGGCGCTGGAAACCGAGCGGGATGCCACGGCCCCGCGTGAATACCTGGGCGCATCGCGCCTGGGTGCTGCCTGCGAGCGCCAACTGCAATACGAATATGCGAAGGCGCCGGTCGATCACCGCAAAGGTTTTTCGGGACGGTTGCTGCGCATCTTCGAGCGCGGCCATCGCACCGAGGACATGGTGATCCGCTGGCTTCGGCTGGCTGGATTCATCCTCAAAACTGAGGATGCCGATGGCCGCCAGTTTGGTTTCTCAGTCGCAGGCGGGCGGCTGCGCGGTCACGTCGATGGCGTACTGATCGGTGGCCCAGACGGCTTTGCCTACCCATCGCTTTGGGAAAACAAGTGTCTCGGAGCCAAGTCGTGGCGCGATGTGGAGAAGCACAAGTTGGCCGTATCGAAGCCCATCTATGCCGCACAGATTGCGCTGTACCAGAGCTACCTGGAGTTGCACGAGCACCCTGCACTGTTCACAGCGGTGAACGCAGACACGATGGAAATCTACGCCGAGTTGATTCCGTTTGATGCGGGACTGGCGCAGCGCATGTCGGACCGCGCGGCACGCGTGATCACCGCCACTGAATCGGGTGACCTGCTACCCCGCTCGTTCACCGACTCCACCCATTTTGAATGCAAGTTCTGCGTGTGGGCAGATCGTTGCTGGAGAACTGCTCCATGAAAACAATGACAACACCGTCTGTGGCGACGAACGGGCCGTTTGTCGATGCCCACGAAGCGACCTACACGATGAATCGGCCGATGCACGACCTGACCAACACGGCGCAGGAGGTATCCGATGACTGAACAAGAAAACCGAGGCCCATTGGATTTCAACGATTGTGCCTCGCCGGTCGCAGTCGACCGCAGTGCAGAGCGCGAAGAGATTCGCACCGCGCTCTTGGCTCGGCTCGAACCGGTGTTGTTCACTCTGTTTCCGGCAGGCAAAAAGCGTCGCTATAAATTCCATATCGGTGACATCTTGGGCAGTCCGGGAGACAGTCTAGAAATCGTGCTCGACGGTCAAAAAGCGGGTTTATGGACCGATCGCGCGACCGGCGATGGCGGCGATATTTTTGATTTGATTGCACGGCAGATGGCTGCCGACGTGCACACTGATTTCGCCAAGGTGCTGCAACACGCCGGCGATCTGCTGGGTCGAGTTCCATCGATATCAGTACGCAAAGTCAAACGCGAAGCGCCGGTCGATGATCTCGGACAGGCCACCGCCAAGTGGGACTATCTGGACATCAACGGTAAATTGATCGCCGTGGTCTATCGCTACGACCCACCCGGTCGGGGCAAGGAGTTCCGACCTTGGGATGCGAAGCGCCGCAAGATGGCGCCGCCGGATCCACGACCACTGTACAACCAGCCGGGCATCGCGCAAGCGAACCAAGTGATTTTGGTTGAGGGCGAGAAATGCGCTCAGGCGCTGATTGACCTGAGCATCTGCGCCACCACGGCCATGCACGGGGCCAACGCGCCATCCGACAAAACTGACTGGTCGCCACTAGAAAGAAAGATCGTACTGATCTGGCCGGACCGTGATAAGCCGGGCTGGGACTACGCCGACCGTGCATCTCAGGCGATCTTGGCCGCTGGCGCACAGTCCTGCAGCATCCTCTATCCGCCAGCAGAAAAGCCGGGCGGCTGGGATGCGGCAGATGCCATCGCGCAAGGGTTCGACGTCCAGGGCTTCCTGCTTGCAGGTGATCGTGTCCCCGTTGCACGTCAGACAGAAGCCTCCCTCGACGACGACCTGGTGGGAGGGCTCGACTGGACGACCGAGGACGGGCTGGCCACGGCCTTCACACTCCGCTATGGTGAGGACTGGCGCTACTGTGCCCAATGGGGAAAATGGCTGGTGTGGACCGGGATCCGCTGGAATCCGGATCAGTTACTCTACATCCAGCACCTGTCGCGCAACATCTGCCGGGCCGCGTCCCTTAAAGCCGACACGCCGCGTCTGCGTGCGCGACTGGCCAGCTCCTCCACCATCAGCGCCGTGGAGCGCATCGCACGCAGCGACCCAAAGCACGCCTCGATGGCCGAGCACTGGGACGCCGATGTCTGGCTCTTGAACACGCCCAGCGGTGTCGTCGATCTACGCAGCGGCGTGATTCGCACTCACAATCGGGCCGACCGCATGACCAAGGTCTGCACCGCTTTGCCCCAGGGCCACTGTCCGACATGGCGCGGCTTTCTGTCGGACGTGACCGGCGGCGATGCGGAACTCATGGTCTATCTGCAGCGCATGGTGGGCTACTGCCTGACCGGAGTGACTAGTGAGCACGCGTTGTTCTTTTTGTACGGCACCGGGGCCAACGGCAAGTCAGTGTTCGTCAATGTGATCGCCACCATCCTCGGGGACTATGCCGCCAACGCGCCGATGGACACGTTCATGGAAACCCGTTCGGACCGGCATCCTACCGATCTGGCTGGTTTGCGTGGCGCGCGCTTTGTCGCGTCGATCGAGACCGAACAGGGGCGGCGTTGGAACGAATCCAAGATCAAGACGATCACGGGTGGCGACAAGGTGTCCGCACGCTTCATGCGTCAGGACTTCTTCGACTACACGCCGCACTTCAAGCTGGTCATTGCCGGCAACCACAAACCGTCCATTCGCAACGTGGACGAGGCCATGAAGCGGCGGCTGCACCTGATCCCATTCACGGTAACGATTCCGCCAGAGCGACGGGACGGCAAGCTCACCGAGAAACTGCTCCAGGAGCGCGATGGCATCTTGGCCTGGGCCCTGGAGGGTTGTCTGCTGTGGCAGCGGACCGGCCTCAAACAGCCGCAAAGCGTGATGGATGCCACTGAAGAGTATTTCGAAGCAGAGGATGCCATGGGTCGCTGGATCGAAGATCGGTGTGTTTTGCACAGCAACGCCAAGGCGCTGACCTTTGAGCTTTTTAACGACTGGAAGCAGTGGGCCGAGGCCAACGGCGAATTTTTGGGCGCGATGCGCCGATTCTCGGATGCGCTATTAGCACGTCGCTTCGAGAAATGGCGCAATAGTTCCGGCGTGCGCGGCTTTGTTGGCATCGGCTTGAAAGAGCCCACCAGCATCCCGCGTTCGTCCTATCCGTACAACGATAACTGAGGACTTGCCATGACAAAAAACTCAAGTTTCAGCCACAGTCTGACGCAGCTGACAACCGATAACGTTAACTTGCTACACGTGCGCGCGTGCGCACCTAAAGAGAAGTTGTGTTGTTCCGAGTCGGCTGCGTCAGACCGTGTCGGCGATGCTGTGGAGCCGCCTCCGCAAATCGGTGGCGCGTTGACCGTTCTGGCTATTGATCTGGGTACCACCACAGGGTGGGCACTGCGCTCGCGTGACCATCAGATTGCCCACGGCTTCGTCAGTCTGCGGCCACAGAGGTTCGAGGGTGGTGGTATGCGCTACCTACGATTCAAGCGTTGGCTATCGGAAATCAAGGTGGCTGCGAACGACATCCATGCTGTGTACTTCGAGGAAGTGCGTCGTCATGCCGGCGTAGATGCCGCCCATGTCTATGGCGGTTTGATGGCCACGCTTACCGCCTGGTGCGAGCACCACAACATTCCGTACCAGGGCGTGCCGGTCGGCACGATCAAAAAGCACGCCACCGGCAAAGGCAATGCCGGTAAGGAGGATGTAATTGTCGCCATGCGCGCCAAGGGTCATCCGGTGACGGATGACAACGAAGCGGACGCCCTGGCCTTGCTGCACTGGGCCATCGAAACGCAGGAGGCCTGACATGAAAATTCCAGCGCAACCCTACCGCTGCCCCTTGGGCCGCCTGCACCCTCTATCCATCAATCTCGATGCGATCAAGCAAAACGGCTGGCAGCAGCAACGTATCCTGGTGGTGTCAGAAACCGATGATCGGCTCGATTTCGTCGAGCGTGATTTCATCCGCCGCCTGGGTCAACGGCTGTACGGAACAACCAGCGGCGGAGGACGGCATGAATGATTGGACGATCGAAGCTGTGGCGGAACGGCTTGGCGATGCTGACCAGACAGCAAGACGACTACCACCTGTTCGGGTTCAGGGCTATTTCAACGTATGGCCGCCGTTTGTGCGTACCGTGTACGAGCGCATGGCAGGTGAGCATGCCCCACCCCAGCGATTTCCACCGAGCCCCAAGGATATCGACCGCATGTTGGAAACGATGGCCTGGATGCAGTGGCTTGAGGAAGAGCAGCGTCATCTGGTGTGGATGCGTGCCCAGCGCTATCCATGGTCAGACATCGCCAAACGCAATGGCTGCGTGATCCGCACGGCACAGCGCCGATGGCGATCCGCTCTGTCGGTGGTATGCGGAAAACTGAATCAGTCAGGAATAATTGCGGGTAGTGGATAGGACTTGCGCGCCATAGCTGTTGGGTGAGGAGGATTGCGAAAGTAGCGACGTTTTGAAGGTGTCGCGTTTCCCCAGATTTTTGCTATATTTCTGGCTATGGTTGCGAGAGATGTGCCTCGCATCGAATCACATTCAACAGCCCGCGACGAGCTTTGCTTCTCGCGGGTTTTTTTGTTCGGATCCCCATGCATGCTTTGCAAATCGAGTACCGCCCGATCGAGTCGCTGATCCCCTATGCCCGTAATGCAAGGAGTCACAGCGATGAACAAGTGGCGCAGATCGCAGCCTCGATCACCGAGTTTGGCTGGACCAACCCCATCTTGATCGATGGCGAGCGTGGTGTCATTGCGGGACACGGACGTTTGCTGGCAGCTCGCAAGTTGGCTTTGAAGGAGGCGCCGGTCATCGAGCTGTCGCATCTGACTGCAATCCAAAAGAAGGCCTACATCCTTGCTGACAATCGCCTAGCGGAAAACGCCGGATGGGACCAGGAACTGCTGCGCCTCGAGTTAGGTGAACTCAAACTCGCCGATGTCGACCTTGAATTGCTGGGATTTGGCACCGACGAGCTGGATGCCCTGCTCGCAGCTGACAACACCGAAGGCAAGACCGATGAGGACAAAGTACCCGGTGTCCCTGAGACACCGGTGTCCCGCGCTGGTGATCTGTGGTTGCTGGGTGACCACAAGGTGCTCTGCGGCGACGCGACCAATGCCGATGATTTCCACGCCCTGCTGGGCGATGAGCTGGTCGACATGACGTTCACGGATCCACCATACAACGTCAACTATGCCAACACAGCCAAAGACAAAATGCGCGGCACAAACCGCCCTATCCTGAACGACAACATGGGCGAAGGCTTCGGCGCCTTCTTGCAAGCGGCGTGCCAGAATATTCTGAATGTGACCAAGGGTGGCGTCTACATCGCCATGAGTTCCAGCGAACTTGACACGCTGCAACTGGCCTTCCGGTCGGCCGGCGGCAAGTGGTCAACCTTTGTTATCTGGGCCAAGAACACCTTCACGCTCGGGCGGGCCGACTACCAGCGCCAGTACGAGCCGATTCTCTACGGCTGGCGTGACGGTGCCGAACACTACTGGTGCGGCGCGCGCGATCAAGGCGATGTGTGGTTTATCAAAAAGCCGCACAAGAACGATTTGCATCCGACCATGAAGCCAGTTGAACTGGTTGAAAAGGCAGTGAGGAACAGCAGCAAAAGCCGCGACCTTGTGCTCGACCCGTTTGGCGGATCAGGCAGCACTTTGATCGCCTGTGAAAAATCCGGGCGTCGGGCGCGCCTGATTGAGTTGGATCCGAAATATGTGGACGTGATCGTACGTCGTTGGCAGGAGTTCACGGGCCAGGAGGCGAAACGTGCCAGTGACGGCGTGAAATTTGTGGATCGGGCTACATCTGAATAAGACGAAACTTATTCAATCTACACTCCTCGGCCATTGCGAACATTGCCCATTGGATCACCATCCGCTATAGCCACTTGGTCATATAAATCAAAGACATGAAGCGATATACTTACTCACAGCATCCAAATGCCGGGGTGCCCATGCAGCCCAAGCATTGTACTGTGGCTGTGCGAGGGAGCGAATAGAAATGAATTCGGTCTCGACGCCACTGAAAAGCAGATTTATCTTGCAAATGCCCTGCCCCTCCTCGTCATAAGGTCGCGGCACAGCGATCCCAAACTGTTTCTCGAACTCGTCACATGTACCTTTTCCATGGAGAACCACGATTTTCGGACGAATAGCCTGGGCCAAGGATTGAAAAATGCGACCTCCGACCATGGCACCCAGCCGATGCTCCCTCTTCCTCAGGTCCGCGGCCATTCCCGTCGAATAGCAGACGACATTCGTTTCCAGAACTTCAGTTACCCCCGCAGCAGCGAGGCGCGCCGTGAATCCGTCAATGTTGGGTCGAGAGCGCGAGGGCTTAGGATACAGCTCATCGTAGAGTCCTCGGCAGGATTCGCCATCGCGATTAAACAGAGCATCCATGTGCCGCGTGTGTGAAATTGCCTCGACGGGATACTGCTTGGCCTGATTCGCGCCGACAATGAACACCCTAGCCGCTTGCGGGTCACGTAGGCTGGTCATCCAAGGTCTCGGATATTGGCCGGCAAGCGGTTGAGTCAGGTCCGAGATGAGCAATTCAAAAGACATGGTTTTCGTGTTGGTCACTGAGATAGGACATCGGATTATACGGCCGGGGCCGACATCTAGTTAACTTTGGCTTACTGGAATTATGTCAGCGCGTATCTTTTGTCGGAGACAGTCGCCACGTCGCAGAGGTTGGCTGCGGCAAGCTGGAGGATCAGGCAACGCGGTATACGTGCACAGCATGAGCCTGCCAACCGCGCCCCGTGAACGCTTCATTCAAGCAAAAAGCCAAGCTTGTGCTTGCGAATCGTTGCTAATCGATTGAACAAAAACTGATATGCCCCGCTCCGCCCCTACACCGTGCCGGCACCCTGGTTGTGGCATGGTGCTAGCGAAGCCCGGCTACTGCGACAAGCACCGTGGCGCAGCGTATCGTGACTACGGTCGCACCCGCCGTAGCTTCGATATCGAACGCGGCTTCTATCAGTCGGCGACCTGGCGTGCGGTGCGTGCTGCATTCCTGCGCCAGCACCCGGTGTGCGTGCGTTGTGCGGGGCGTGGGCGCGTTGTTGCGGCGGTGGTGGCAGACCACGTCCAGCCGTTGAAGGACGGCGGTGCACGGTTTGACTGGACCAACCTGCAGGCGCTGTGCGTGGCCTGCCACAACAGCAAAACCGCTGGCGAGACCGCCCGGCGTCGCTGACCTCCCCCATAGGGGGATCGAATCTCTGGAGTCGCGAGCCCGCGATGCGTGCGCCAGCACAGATTTTTGCGCGTGCAAATTGAAATACTTTTTTTGGTGAGGATGCCAATTGAACACAGACTCTTGCACGCTGGCCATCGCGGCGGACGATCCGATCCTGCGCCCCCTCCCTGTGAGCGGCCATGGCCGGACGTAAACCGCTGCCGGTGGCGGTCAAGAAGATCAAAGGGACGTTACAGAAATGCCGGACCAATCCGCACGAGCCACGGCCTGCCGGCGCTCTGTGCACGGCACCCGAGTACATGTCGGACAGTGCCAAAGAAGCCTGGGATTACGCAGTGGCCAATTCGCCGCCCGGATTGCTGTCTGCGCTCGACGGCGCGGTGCTGGAGCGCTGGGCCAACTGCTCGGGCCTGTACCGCGAGGCGCTGTCCAAAATCAACCGTGCCGGCGTGTCTGGGATGATCATCAAGACGCCCAGCGGCATCCTGCGGCGCTCGCCATTGATGGACGTGATCCGGGACCTGGCGTTGGAGATGAAGGGCTACGAGTCGGAGATGGGTTTTACCCCGGCTTCACGATCGCGGATTTCGATGCCTGCGGATGCCCCAAAAGATAACGACCCCTGGTCGGAGATTGCTGGCTGATGACGTCACGCAGCTATGTCGCCACCGCGCGCCAGTATGCCAAGGATGTCGTGTCCGGCAAAGTACTGACCTGCAAGTGGGTGCGCGCGGCGTGCCAGCGCCAACTGGATGATCTGGACCAGTTCAAGGGCAAGGATAGTCCGTACCGCTTCAATCCGAAGCTGACGGACAAGTTGGGCCGCAGTTTCCACCCAGCCGACAATCTGTGCGCGTTCATCGAACGCCTGCCGCACGTCAAGGGACCGCTGGCCGGGGAACCGATCCATCTGGAGCCCTGGCAGGTGTTCATCCTGACCACCGTCTTTGGCTGGATCAAAACGGATGGCAAGCGCCGGTTTCGCCGGGCCTACATCGAGGTTCCGCGCGGCAACGCCAAGTCCACGCTGTCCTCCGCGCTAGCGCTGTACATGCTGGCCGCCGACGGTGAAGGCGGAGCCGAGGTGTATTCGCTGGCCACCACCCGTGACCAGGCCCGGATTGTGTTTGGCGATGCGCAAACCATGGCGCGGCAGTCAGCCGGGTTTCGCAGCCGCTTTGGGGTGGGAGTCGGCGCGCACAACATGCATGTGATGACCAGCGGCTCCAAGTTCGAAGCGCTGTCGGCAGAGGGATCGACACTCGATGGCTTGAATATCCACTTCGGCTGCGTTGACGAGTTGCATGCCCACAAGACCCGCACCGTCTATGACGTGGTGGAAACCGGGACCGGCAAGCGCGACAACTCGCTTCTCTGGGTAATCACGACGGCAGGCAGCAACCGCTCCGGCATTTGCTACGAGATCCGCACCTTCGTGACACGGCTGCTTGATGGCGTGTTCGAGGATGACAGCCAGTTCGGCATCGTCTACGGGCTCAATGACGGGGATGACTGGACTCTGGAATCGTCGCTGATCAAGGCCAATCCCAACTGGGGCATCTCGGTGCGCCCATAAGTGCTGGCGCCGCTGCAAGCCAAGGCCATGCAGATGCCCAGCGCTGTAAACAACTTCAAGACTAAGCACTTGAATGAGTGGGTCAACGCGGACACCGCGTGGATGGACATGCGGTCTTGGGACCGCTGTGCCGACTCATCTCTGGACCTAGACACCTATGTCGGCCAGTCCTGCTGGATCGGGTTGGATCTGGCCAGCAAGACCGACATTGCTGCCTTGCTGCTGGTTTTCGCGCATCCGGAGATCGATGGTGCCTTTGCCGTGTTCGGACGCTACTACCTGCCGGAGGACACGGTGCATGCCAACGGCAACAGTCAGTACCCGGGTTGGATGGGCTCTGGCCGGCTGACGGTCACCCCGGGCAATGTGATCGATTTCAGTTGGATCGAGGCCGATCTGATCGAGTTTGCCTCGCGCTTTGCTGTGCAGGCTGTGGCATTCGATCCGTTCCAGGCCACACAACTTTCGACCCGGATGATGAGCGAGGGCCTGCCCATGATCGAAGTTCGTCCCACGGTCCTGAATTTTAGCGAGCCGATGAAAACCCTCGAAGCCCTGGTCTTGCAAGGAAAGCTAATTCACGACGGCTGCCCTGTGCTGGGCTGGATGGCCAGTAACGTGGTGGCGCATCTAGACGCGAAGGACAACATCTACCCCCGCAAGGAGCGCCCGGAAAACAAGATCGACGGCATCGTGGCGCTGATCATGGGCCTGTCGCGTGCCATCACCCCTGGCACCAGCGTCGTGTTGGGTTCCGACTATGAACTGGTGATGCTCTAATGGGCATGTTCAGTTTCCTGGACCGCTTTCGCGCTTCATCCGGAGACCGCTCGCCCTGGGGCGATTTCTGGTTCGAGCCGGTCACGATGCGCACGTCCAGCGGCATGCGCGTGTCAGCCGACAACGCCCTGCGGGTGGCGGCGGTGTACGCCAGCGTGCGCATCCTGGCAGAGACCATGGCGTCCTTGCCCTTTGTTCTCTACCGCCAGCGCGCCGATGGCGGCAAGGAAAGGGTCACGGACCACTGGCTGTATCGATTGCTGGCCAAACACCCGAATCGATACCAGAACCCGTATGAGTGGCGTGAAATGCTGCAGGGCCATCTGGCACTGCGCGGCAACGCCTACAACCGGATTGTGGCCAACAGCCGGGGCGAGATTCAAGAATTGGTGCCGATCCACCCAGACCGGATCAAGATGGAATTGACACCCGCCGGCGATTACCGCTACCGCGTGATGGATCGACTCGGCGAGGAATCCATCGTGCCGCGCGGCGAGATATGGCATCTACGCGGCCTGTCCTCGGACGGCCTGATGGGCATGAGTCCAATCGACCTGGCGCGTGAGAGCCTGGGCATGGCCTTGGCCGCGCAGGACTACGGCGCACGATTCTTCGCCAACGACGCCAAGCCCACCGGCGGCTGGATCGAGTTTCCGGGTTCGTTCAAGGACACCGAGGCCAAGAAGGTGTTCCGCGAGTCCTATCAGGCAGCGCAGTCCGGTGCAAACCGGGGCAAGGTGCTGGTCCTCGAAAACGGCATGAAGTTCCACGAAGTGGGCGTCACCAACAAGGACGCCCAGTTCCTGGAGCTGCGCAAGTTCCAGATCACGGATATTGCCCGGCTGTTTCGGGTGCCGCCGCACATGATTGCGGACCTGGAGCGCGCGACGTTCTCGAACATCGAGCAGCAAAGCCTCGAGTTCGTGATGCACACCATGACGCCATGGGCCGAGCGCTGGGAAGCCAGCATCGAGTCCGAGCTGCTGTTCGATGGTGACGATCTGGAAGTGGAGTTTGATTTTTCCAATCTGATGCGGGGTGACGCCGCTAGCCGGTCGTCCTACTACCAGAGCGGCATCCAGAACGGCTGGCTCACCCGCAACGAGGCGCGTATCGCCGAAAACCTCAATCCGCTCGATGGTCTGGACGCGCCACTGCGACCACTGAACATGGTCGAGGAAGGCGCGGCCGAGAATCTGGCGGTCGATACCGGACAGACCGAGCCGCCAGCGCAGGGATCCACGGAGCCGGACTGACCGCACCACTGATTTTACTTGGGATGACACCATGAACCATCAATTGCTGATCGCTGAATTTCTGGCGACACCCTGGGCGCTGATGCCCGAACGCTTAAATGCGGTCACTGCAGTGATGGCGCGCTGGTCGCAGAACGTGCCTGCCAGCACGGATGTACTCGCAGGCATCGATGCCGATCGTGCGGTCCGAGAAGCCCGTCGCCAAGCGGCCACTGCAGTATCGAGTGGTGGCATCGCAGTCCTGCCGCTGTATGGCGTTGTCACGCAGCGCGGCAATATGGTCGACGACGTATCGGGGCCCGGCAGCGTTAGCACCCAGCAGTTTGCGTCCACCTTGCGTCAGGCACTGGCCGACGACACCGTGAGCCAGATCCTGATCGACATCGACAGCCCGGGCGGCAGTGTCTACGGCGTGTCTGAGTTGGCCGATGAGATCACACAAGCCCGCTCACAGAAGCCTGTGGTGGCCATTGCCAACAGCCTGGCAGCGTCGGCCGCGTACTGGATCGGCTGCTCTGCCTCGGAGTTCTACGTGTCGCCGGGTGGCGAGGTCGGATCCGTCGGTGTGTGGCAGGCCCATTTCGACCACTCGCAGGCCATGGCTGCCGAAGGCGTCAAGCCGACATTGATCTCGGCCGGCAAGTACAAGGTGGAGGGCAATCCGTATGCGCCGCTGGACGAGGATGCCCAAGGTTTCATGCAGTCCCGCGTGGACGACTACTACGCCAGCTTCACCAAGGCGGTCGCGCGTGGTCGTGGTGTGCCGATCGCCCAAGTGCGCGACGGCATGGGCCAGGGCCGCGTGCTCGGAGCGGACGCTGCGCTGGCGCAGAACATGGTCGATGGTATTGCAACGTTCGATGACGTCATCAGGAAGATGCGCCGCGATGCCAAGGCAATAGTCAAGCCCAAAGCAAACCGCCTCGCCCATGCACAAAGAGCACTCGACATTCTGTAATCCGGCCGGGCTCCGTTGAGCTGCGCCAATCGCTGACACGACCCGTTGGTCGTACCCAAACCACAACCACCTTCGGGTGGTTTTTTCATTTCTGGAGAACCATTCATGAGTAAGCAACTGCGCGAGCTTCAGGCTCGCAAGTCCACCTTGGTCAAAGAGGCACGCAGTCTCACGGATCGCGTCGCCGCCGATGGGCGCGACATGACCGACGAAGAAGTGACCGCCTTCGATGCACTGCGCACGCGTATCGATGCCGCCTCTGCTGCAATCGATCGCGAAGCCGCATTGATCGCTGACGAGGCGCGCATCGGTGTCAGCAGTGCTATTGGCCCGATCGTCACCGATAACCGCGAAGCGGATCCCAAGCGCGGCTTCGGGTCCCTAGGCGAATTCATGCAGGCCGTCTACCAGGCCGATAAGCCCGGCCAGTCGACCGACGCTCGGCTGCTGCTGGGCGGAGTCGGTGCCTCCGCACCCGGCAACTTCAGCAACGAGGCTGCTGGCCAAGATGGTGGTTTCCTGGTGCCGCCGCAGTTCTCGCAAGAGATCTTCAAGCTGTCCCTCGGTGAAGATTCGCTCCTGCCGCTGACTGACAACGTTGAAATCAGCGGCAACAGCATGGCCTTCCCCAAGGATGAGACCACGCCCTGGGGCACGAATGGTATCCGCGCCTACTGGCAGGGCGAAGCCACTTCCGCCGTGGCGAGCAAGCCCGTGCTGGGTCTGGCCACGCTGCGCCTGAAGAAGTTGATGGCACTGGTGCCTACCACTGACGAGTTGCTGGACGATGCCAATGCGCTGACCACCTACCTCCCGGAAAAGGTGGCTCTCTCGATCCGCTGGAAAACCAATGAGTCGATCCTGTTCGGCGCCGGCAATGGTGTGCCGGTCGGGGCGCTTAGCGCCGGTGCCACGGTGACGGTCGCCAAGGAATCGGGTCAGGCCACGCAGACGCTAGTGCCGCAAAATCTCGCCAAGATGATCGCGCGTCTGCCGGCGGGCTCGTTTGCCAATGCGGTCTGGATCGTCAACAACGATGTGCTGCCGGCGCTGTTCACGCTGACGCTGGGCAATTACCCGATCTACCTGCCCACCGGCCTGCCGGTCGGCGGCTTGCAGGTGTCGCCCTACGGCACCTTGCTCGGGCGTCCGGTGTTCGTCTCTCAGCACGCGAACACCTTCTCCAGCCAGGGCGACATCCTGCTCGTTGACCTCAAGTATTACCAGACCATCACCAAGGCCGGTGGGTTGCAGACCGCGACCTCGATGCACCTGTATTTCGATGCCGACCTGACAGCGTTTCGCACGACCTTCCGCATGGACGGCCAATCGAAGATCACCGCTGCGATCTCGCCCGCCAAGGGCAGCACCACGATGTCGCCCTTCATCCAACTGGGCGCGCGCTGATCCGCCGCCTGACTCTCAAGGAGTAATCCAATGTTTCTCAATGCAAAAGGCAGCGAACTGCTCGCCGTCCTCGCCACCATCGATCCTGCCAGTCAGGCCGCTGGCGCCGCCACCACTGGCTGGATCTCGGTGGCCAACCATCACGGTCTGCTGGCCGTCATCCAGTCCGGGGCGCTGGGCACCAACGCCACGCTGGACGCCAAATTGCAGCAGGCCATCGACAGTGCCGGTACCGGCGCCAAGGACATCAACGGCAAGGCGATCACGCAGCTCACGCAAGCTGCCAGCGGCTCCAACAAGCAGGCGCTGATCAACCTGAGGCCGGAGGAGCTCGATACGGTGAATGGCTTTGGCTTCGTGCGCCTGTCGCTCACCGTCGGTGTGGCAGCCAGCCTCGCTGCGGCACAAGTGCTCGGGGTCAACCCGCGCTTTGCCCCGGCTGATGCGGGTAATCAGGCCGCCGTGGCGCAAGTGCTGTGATCGGCTGATCCATGCCCTTGCAACTAGTCACCCCACCTGCCGAGGAGCCGGTGTCGATGCTTGAGGCCAAACTTCACCTGAGGGTGGATTTTGCGGATGACGACGCGTTGATCACGGCGCTGATCTCTGCCGCACGGCAGGCGGCAGAGACGCTGACCGGCAGGCAGATCATCACCGCGCGCTGGAAGATGGTACTCGACAGCTTTCCGGGACCGAGCCTGATGGGCGTGCCCAACGGCGAGGTATTTTCCTTGCCCGGGCACGCCATCCTGCTGCCCAAATGCCCGGTGCAGTCGGTGGTAAGCATCGGGTATTTAGACATGGCCAGCGTGCTGCAAACCATGCCCGCGACCGACTACACCGTGGAGTCTGCCTGTGAGCCGGCCCGCATCACGCCGGTATTTGGTCGGATCTGGCCGATCTGCCTGCCGCAGATCGGTGCCGTGTCCGTCACGTTTGATGCCGGATATGGCGATGCCGCGAGCGTTCCAGAAGGCATCAAGATCTGGATCAAGCTGCGCGTGGGCAGTCTCTATGCCCATCGCGAGGAAGTCGCCCTGATCAATCGCGGCAAGATCGAGCCATTGCCCTTCATCGATGGCTTGCTCGATCCATTCAAGGTGGTGACGGCATGACCTCGGTACGGGCAGGCCAACTGTCCCGCCGCCTGCGCATCCAGAGTCGCAGCAGCGTACAGGACAGCTTTGGTCAGCAGCAGTTGATCTGGACGGATCTGATCACGGTCTGGGCCGATATCCAGCCATTGGCGGGGCGTGAACTGGAAAGCGCACAACGGATGGTCAGCGAAGTGTCCCATCAGATCATTGTGCGCTTTCAGCCACTCTTCTCCGATACGCGCGTCGTCGCCGAGTACCGCGCCCTCTACAAGGGGCGAATTTTCAATATCCAGGCCTGCATGAACGAGGACGAGCGCAATGCGGTCGTCACTTTGCTGGCCAGCGAGGGGCTTAATGATGGCTGAGCTTCAGAATATCTCGGGCCTGAAAGAGCTTCAGGCCGCCATGAAGGAGTTGCCCGCCAACATTGCCCGAAACGTGCTGCGCGGCGCGGTCAACGCCGGCGCAACCGTCATTCGGGAAGAGGCCAAGACCCGCGCACCGCAGCCCTCGGGGCCACCCATCAAGGATCAACCGCCGCCCGGCACCTTAAAGCGGGCTCTGTACCAAAAGCAGATCCGGGAAAAGTCCAGCGCTGTGCTGCAAACGTTTTTCGTCGGTGTACGCCAAGGCAGGAGCGCCAAAAAGACCAAAAAGGGACGCATCGACGCCTGGTATGCACGCTTCGTTGAATTCGGCACCAGCAAGATGGTCGCCAAACCCTTCATGCGACCGGCATTTGAAGCCAAGAAGATGGCTGCCGTTGATGCCATCAAGGATTACCTGCTCAAACGCATTCCCGACGAGGTCGACAAGGCGCGCAAGAAATGACGATCCAAGAGCAACTCTTCGCGCTGCTAAGCAACGCCACGCCGGCCGCTGAACGTGTTTATCCCCTGATCGCGCCCGACGCGGTGGCCCGACCGTATGTGATTTTTCAACGCGTATCTGCCAACACAGAAAACATCCTGTATGGCAGTTCCGGCCTCATCAACACCCGGATTCAGCTGGATGTGTATGCAACCACTTACGCCCAGGCGCAGGACATCGCGGCCGCGATCGATGGACTGATGGCGGCCTGGAATGTGCAAAACGTATCGGTCCTGTCACAGGACTTCTATGAGCCTGACGCCAAGCTGCACCGCGCCTCGATCGACTACTCGATCTGGCATCCCTGAATTGACCTACAGCCCGCATTTCATCATCCACCCGCTTCGGCGGGTTTTTTATTTCTGAAGGAAACCCATGTCCTCCTCTGCAATCTCTGCTCAAGGCAGCGTGCTGGCAATCGGCACCGGTGCCGGCGCCGCCAAAACGCTCACCGCGATCGCGCTCGGCAACCCGACCATCCTAACCAGTACGGCCCATGGCTTCGCCAATGGCGACGTCGTCACCTTGGCTGGTTTCACAGGCACCGACGCCGCCACGCTAAATGGCCAGACCGTGAGTGCGCGCAACATCACTGCCAATACCTTTGCCGTCAACATCGACACCACCGGCAAGACCATCACCGCCGCAGGAAGTGCCACTTCCACGACCTTCACCAACATCGCCAATGTTCGCACGTTCAGCGGTTTTGACGGCTCGGCGTCCGAGATCGATGTCACCAACCTCGACAGCATCGCGAAAGAATTCCGGCTTGGCCTGACCGATCCCGGCCAGTTCACGTTCGAGATCGATTACGACAGTGACAACGCCGGCCATATTGCGCTACGCGCCAGGCAGATCTCCGGCACCCTGAGCAATTTCAAGCTGACGCTGCCTAACGCGACCGTCATCACCTTCTCGGCCTATGTCAAAAAATTCAGCCTGGGCGGTGGCGTCGATGCGGTTGCTAAAACCGCCGTGGACCTGCGCATCTCTGGCGCAGTCGGAGGATTGTAATCATGCTGCTGACTAAAGATCAAATCCTCGAAGCCGCCGACCTCCACAGCGAGGCCGTCGATGTCCCCGAATGGGGCGGCTCCGTGCTGGTGCGCACCATGACCGGCTTTGATCGCGATGCGTTCGAGACCAGCATGATTACCGTGTCCACCGACGGCTCGCGCAAGCCAGACATGACCAATTTACGGGCCAAGCTGGTCGCCCTGACCCTCGTCGATGAGGCCAACAACCGGCTGTTTGATGTGACCGACATCCCGCGCCTGGCGCTAAAATCGGCGGCGGCGCTGGAGCGGGTTTTCGATGTGGCCCAGCGCATCAATGGCATCGGCGCCGCTGCACAAGACGACGCGATAAAAAACTGACGGGCCAGCCCGAGCGGCGGTTTTATTTCCGCTTGGCGCTGGCGCTGGGCAAGACCGTGCGCCAACTGCTCACAGAAATCAACAGTGCGGAGCTGACCGAATGGCGCGCCTATTCGGTGCTTGAGCCATTTGGCGAGCAGCTGGCCGACCAGCGCCACGGTATCGCGCTGTCGGCGCTGGCCAATTTGCACCGCGATCCCCAGCGCAGGCGCGAGCCCTATCGGCCCGAGGATTTCATTCCCTGGCATCAGTCTCACCGCGTAGTCAGAACTGAGAGCGATGGCACGCTGCTGGCAGACCCAGAGGCGCAATCGCGGCTCATCAAACAGTTGTTCAACCGCGACAGCTGACTTCATCCATCTACGTACGGAGTTTTTACATGGCCGCATTGGGTTCTGTTGTCGTCGAGCTATCCGCCAACCTTGCCAAGTTCCAGTCTGACATGGGCAAGGCCGCGCAGATCGCGGAAGACCGCATGAAGCAAATTGACAAAGCCGTCGGCCTGGTCAAGACCGGACTTGGCGCAATTGGGCTGGGCTTTGCGCTTGGGGCAACCGTTGACAAAGTCAAAGAGAAAATCGAAGGTGCCATTGCCTCAGCAGCCGGTTTGCAGCAGCTGTCCGAACGCACGGGTGCCGCCGTCGAGTCCCTGTCCGGCTTGGCCGCTGTGGCCAAGCTGTCGGGTACCGACATGGATTCGCTGGCAGGCGGATTGCAAAAACTCAGTAAAGCGATTGTCGATGCCCAGAATGGTGGCGCGAAAACGACCGCCGCCTTCAATGCCATCGGCATCGCAGTCGATGACCTGAAGGGCAAAGGTCCTGATCAGGTTTTCAAGCTGATCGCTGACCGCATGGCGACTTACCAGGATGGTGTCGAGAAAACCGTCATTGCCCAAACGCTGCTCGGCAAAGCCGGCGCCAACCTATTACCGGTGATGACGGACTTGGCGAAGGTCGGCGACCTGCAGGTCAAAGTTACCAAGGAGCAGGCAGAGGCGGCCGATGAGCTGGAGAAAAACCAGCTGCGTCTGAAGGCGTCGACCGATGCGATCTTCAAGAAAATCGGCCTGGAACTGGTCCCGGTTCTCAATGCCTTCACCAAGGCATTGCTCGAATCCCAGAACGCCAACGACGGCGTGCGCAAATCAATTGACGGTCTGGCCAAGGATGGCTCCATTCGCGATTGGGCCGAAGGGGCGGCGAAGGTGGTGGGCTTCGTGGTGGATGCTTTTGATGGAGTGTCGCGTGCGGTCCAAATCACCGGTAAAACAATCGGCGCAGCGGCGGCACAAGCGGTACTTCTTGGTCAGGGCGAAATCAAAGCCGCCTCGCAGGTGGGAAAAGAGTTGTACAAGGATATCGACGATATCCTCCAAAAGCAGCTTTTCAGTACCCGTCTGGCCAAGCAACTCGAAGACGCGCGCAAGCAGAATCATGAAACTGCACCCAGAGGCCGGATTGACACATCCAAGTTAGGCAATGCCAACGCCGGGCCCAAGGACGATCCCGCCAAAAAGCTGCTCGAGGGCCAGCTCAAAGCCCAGGAAGACATCATTGCTGCCGAAAAAACGCAGCTGCAAACGCGTGAGCAGTACCTGGATTTTTACCGCAATCTCGAATATTTCTCGCTGCGAGAGGCTGAGCAGAAAAAGCAAGCCCTGCTGACAGACAACCTGCAAGTGGTGCAGGCGGCCTACGACAAAGAGATTGCAGCCATCCAGGCCTATGTCAATCAGGCGGAAAAAGAGGTTGAACGGCAAGACGGCCGCAACAAAATTGCCGAGGCCAAGAAAAAGCGCGCCGCTGCCGAGATCGAAGTCAACAAACAACTCGGTGATTCGCAAAACCGTCTGCTGGCAGTTCAGCGGCAATTCGACCTGGCCACAACCGAACGCACCCGGACCGACAGCATTGCCAATGAGCAGGCACTGTTTCAGATCGACCTGATGGGGAGAAACACTCTCGAAGTCGAGAAGCTCACCGCTGCACGAAAAATCCAGATGGACTTGGAAGAGCGGATTTATCGCCTGAAGAAACTCGATCCCGAGGCCGATACCTCCGCAGCCGTCGCGCAGGCAGCCCTACAAACGGCCGCCGCCACGTCCATCATCGAGCTGTCCTACAACCGGCAGCGTGATGCGATATTTGGCGCTTCCGAAGCGGTTCGCAAATACCAGGAGGATGCCACCAACAGCGCCTTGCATATTGAAAATGCGATGACCCGTGCCTTCCAGGGTATGGAGGACGCACTCGTCACCTTCGTCACCACCGGCAAGCTCAGTTTCAAAAACCTGGCCGACTCAATTGTGGCCGACATCACCCGCATCATCATCAAGCAACAGATCGCCGCTGCGATCGGTGGTGGCGGCAACGGGGGAGGCAGTGGCTGGCTCACCAACCTGGCCGGCATGGCGGCGGGCGCCCTGTTCGGGACGTCTGGAACTGCTGCGGTGGCCAGCTCGATGGGTGGCGATGCGTTGGACAACATGATGAATCTCACCAATGCCTTCGGCACCGCGCCGGGGCGCGCTCTCGGCGGCCCCGTCTCATCGGGCGGACTCTACGAAGTCAACGAGAGCGGCCAGCCCGAGTTGCTGGCGTCGGGCGGCAAGCAGTATTTGATGATGGGCAGCCAAGGCGGCACCGTCACGCCGCAAGCAGCCTCGGCCGCACGCGGGGACACCTACGTCACCGTACAGGTCACGCCGCCCGCTGGCTCGTCCCGAGAAACCGCGCAGCAATGGGGCGCCACGGCCGGCCGCCAACTGCAGCATGCCTTGCGAAGGAATGGCTGATGGCCATCACCGTATTTGGCGACGTGATCCTGTCCAGCAGCGTGCTGGCGGCCGGCGTGAAGGGTAAAAACCTGCGCCTCAATGCTCGCGTGCCCACCGATAACGGCTACGAGTCCATCAACATCATCTGGACCCAGACGCTGCGCCAGTACACGCTGGGCCTGGTGCCATTGTGCCTGGAGCAGTGGCAGGCCATTGAGACGCTGCACGAAATCACCGAGGGTGGCGCCTACGGCCTGCTGTTGCAAGATCCCAAGGACAGCACCGTCAGCGACGGCGTCATGACGCTCGTGAGCGCTGGCGTTTATCAACTCCACAAGCGCTATCTGCACGCCGCATCGGCACGGTTCAAGACCCGCAAGATCACCCGGCCCCAAGCCGCTGGCTTTGTGCCCACGGTGGCCAGCATGCCATTGGCACCAACCAGCTACACGCTGGATGTGACCACCGGCCGCATCGCCATCCCGTCCGCACCTGCGGTCGGCACCCTGGCCTGGAGCGGGCCGTTTTACGTGCCGGTGCATTTCATCGACGACGTGATTGATTGGGACCTGGTGATGTCAGGTCCGGCCGAGCAGCGCCTGGTGGCCGGTCCTTCCGTAGTACTGCAGGAGATTCGGGAATGAAAACGATGTCTGCCGCCCTCAAGGCACACTACGCGCTGGGCACCACCACGCTGACGACCTGCTGGAAAGCCACGCTGACCAATGGCACGGTGGTGGCCGCTACCTCGCTGGACCAGGACATCGTTTTTGGCGGCGTCACCTATCTGGCAACATCTAGCTATTCCCCCACCAACATCGACAGCACGGCCGAGCTAAACCCCGACAACTTGGAGGTGACCGGCTTTCTGGCCTCCCCCGCCATCACCGATGCCGATGTGCAGTCCGGTCGTTGGGACTATGCCGCCATCGAGCTGTTCGAGGTCAATTACGCCGACCTGAGCATGGGCAAGAACGTGCTGCGCTCCGGCACACTGGGCGAGGTAAGGGCCGGCCGCGCCACCTTCAATGCGGAGCTGCGCGGACTGACGCAGGCTTACTCCCGCACCATCGTTCGGCTGACCACCAAGGACTGCACGGCTGACCTGGGCGACGAGCGATGCAAAAAATCGCTGGCCGCGTTCACGGTAGTCGGTGCCGTGGGCAGCGTGAGCGGTAATCGTGTCATTAACGATGCGGCACGCACAGAGGCCACCGGCTGGTTCACAGCCGGCAAGCTGACATTTACCAGCGGCATGAACACCGGTCTGGCCATGGAAGTGAAAAACAGCGTCGCCGGACAGCTAGAGCTGCACGAAGTGATGCCTTTCCCCATTGCGGTGGGCGACACCTACAGCGTCTATGCCGGGTGCACGAAGCGGTTTGCCGAGGACTGCATCGCCAAGTTTGCCAACGGCGTCAATTTTCGTGGTTTTCCACACTTGCCTGGCAGCAGCATTTACAAGGTCGGCGGCGTGGCATGAGGCGCGAAGAGATCGTGGCCATTGCCCGCGAAACGCTGGGCACACCTTATCAGCACCAGCAACGCATCAATGGCCTGGCGCTCGACTGCGCTGGGGTGCCGGTGTTTGTGGCACAGCGTCTGGGCATCTCCATTGAGGACGTGGTGAACTACGGCCGACTTCCCGTTCCCGCTGAAATGCGCGCCGCGCTCGACAAAAACCTGGTACGTGTGGCAAAGGCCGCCATGCAACCTGGCGATGTAGCGTGGATTCGGTTTGAGCACGCGCCGCAGCACTTTGCCATCGTCGGCGATTATCCCTACGGTGGCTTTTCGCTGATCCATGCCTATAACGGCTCGGGCCTAAACTGTGTGGTGGAGCACCGGCTGGACGCGTCGTGGATGGCACGCATCGTAGGCGTCTGGCGCTTCCCGGAAGCTGGTCCATGAGCGGCGCACTGATTGGCGGCGTCATCGGGGCCGCCATTGGCTTCATGGCCGGCTCGCCCCAGCTGGGATGGATGATTGGATCCATGGTGGGCGGTACGCTGATGCCTGGCTCCCTACCGGACCAGCAAGGGCCACGCCTGAGCGATCTGCACCCTCAGGCGTCTGAGTACGGCAGGCCCATTCCACTAGTCTATGGCACCGTGGGCATAGGCGGCAACGTCATCTGGGCCAGCGACCTGATCGAGGTTGCGACGACCACCGAACAAGGCGGCAAAGGCGGGCCGTCGCAGAGCACGACGACCTACGCGTATTACGCCAATTTCGCCATTGCCATTTGCGAAGGCGAGCGTGACGTCGGGCGGCTGTGGGCCGGGCCCGAAAAGCGACTGATCTACGATGGCGTGACTCTGGAAGGTAGCGGCTCGGTTCGCATTTACACCGGTGCAGAAGATCAGTTGCCCGACCCGTTGATCGAGAGTTTTTTGGGCATCGGTCATGTTCCGGCTTACAGGGGCATTACCTACGTGGTTTTCGACCATTTCCCACTAGAAAAGGACGGCAACCGCATCCCCTTCATTACGGCAGAAGTCGGTACCACCTCGGGAACCGTTGATCGCGCGCCGGTCTATCTCGGCGAGTCCGCCCTGATTGAGTCCTACACCCCTGGACTGGCTGCTGTTGACCCAAAAACCGGCTTGATCTGGTCAATGCAACATGCCTTCCTGGCTGCCGTGGTGGAAGTGCGCATCAACAGCGATGTGACAAAGACGCAAGTTAAATCATTTTCCATTCCCACGCTAGCCCATCCCTATTCCAATGCGACCATCACCTATGTGCCAGGAACGTCGGTGACCAACTGGCCGGCCATCATGGTCGCCACTGGCTATGGCGCTCCCGTCAACCTGATGGTCATTACAGGCGCGAGCTTCGGGTCGTTCACGGACAGCTTTCTGTTGTTCGATGCCGATGCACAGGTTTATATGGGTCAAATCGAGGGGACATACCATGGCACTGGCGACCTCAATGCCAGCGCGTATGACCCGCTGAATAATGTGTTGCTTGGCTTTAGGTCCAACGCATGGATGGTCATAGACCCGCTCTCGGCACCCCCCTTGTCGAGCGACATTCATCTCGGGGTATCGCTTGGGACCGTCTGGGTCGATGAGGTGTTGATCACGCGTCACCACATTGCGGCCCTGGTCTATGGCAGCTATACCAAATGCGTGCTGCACCGATTGAGCGACTACGGCTTTTATGCGCAGGTAGACATTCCGTACGTGGGCGGCGAGAACGGCCAGGGATTCTATGACCCAGATCGTGATCGGATCGTCATTGTGCATGGCGCTGGTGCCTTCACGATCTCCGTGACGGTCGTCGACATCGCCACGGCCAGTGCATCGGAGCATACCTTTTCGCCATCGGCTGATGCGGACACGTCGCCCTCCCCCGCCTATGGCGTGAAGACCGGCATCTACGCAGGCGGGAAATATGTGTTCGGCGCGAATGGCGGCGGCGGTGCTTCCCTCGGCACAACGCTATATGCAGTGAATCCAGACTCATTTGTCACGGAACACACATTCACCTATGAACCCTACGCCGCCTTCCAGCTGACATCGCCCTTGCTGGTACCTGTCGGCAATAAACCGTATTTGTTCAGTTTCGATGCCAAGCATGTCAAAAGGCTGTATTTCAAGCCTTCAAGTATGGGTGGCACGATCTTGGCGAACGTAGTGGCCGATCTGTCCGATAAAGCGGGATTGAACAGCAGTCAATATGACGTCACATCCTTGACCGACATGGTCGATGGTTATGCGATTGCCCGGCAGACCACAGTGCGCGCTGCCATTGATGCATTACGGCCGGCCTATTATTTCGACGGTGTGGAGTCCTCTGGTCTGGTCAAGTACGTTAAGCGCGGCGGCACTCTCGCAGCAGTGATTCCTGATGACGATTTGGCGGCGCATGAGGCCGGGCAGACTGCATCGGACGCGCTGCTCACCACGCGCCAGATGGAAGTCGAGTTGCCGCGTATCCTGAACGTGAATTACCTGCTGGCTGCGACCGACTATTCCAGCGCCACCAAGCTGTCAAAGCGACTGATCGGCGCTAGTGGCACTGAGCAGACCATGGAGTTACCAATGGTCCTGAGCGACACCAAGGCGCAGCAGATTGCCGATGTGAATTTGCATGTCGCATGGGTGCATCGCCTGACCTACAGTTTCAGCCTGCCGAAAAAATATGCTTTCCTCGAACCGACCGATATCGTGGGAGTGAAGGGCCGCACCATGCTCATGAGCAAAATTTCAGCATCTCCCAAGGGCGTGTTCAAGTGTGAGGCAGTGGCAGACGACGCCAATTACTACGTGCCGAACGTGGTGATGACGGAAACACCCGACAGTGGAAAAATCGTGTTCGTTCCTGGGGACACCAGACTGGAGCTGCTATGAACATCAATATGCTGCGGGACATCGACAATGATGCCGGCTTTTATGCCACGGCTTGCGGGGTCAAAAAGGGATGGGCGGGGGCAGCGCTGTTCCGCTCAGATGACGCGGGCGCGACCTACAACATGATAGCGTCGCTCACTGGCAATGCGACTCTGGGCACGGTGGCGAGGGCGCTTGGCGACTTCCATGGCGGTAACATCCCGGACGAACTCAACACGATCACTGTCTCATTGGTCCACGGCACGCTATCGTCAGTCCCCTACTCCAGCTTCATCGGCGGTGCGCAGGTGGCAGTGGTCGGCGCGGAGATCATTTATTTTCGTGACGCCACGCTCAATGGTGACGGCAGCTACACGCTCCAGGGCTTGTTGCGCGGACGGCGCGGCTCCGAATACGCCATGGGTACGCATGGGGCAGCAGAGCGATTCGTGCTGCTCAATCCTGCCACGGTGACGCGCATAGTGGCCAGCACAGCCGACATCGGCGTAGCACGCTTGTACAAGGCAGTAACGTTTGGCTCCACCTTGGCAGCCACACTTGAACATAACTTCACCAATGCCGGGGCGGGCTTAAAGCCTTATGCCTGCGTCCTGGTGGGCGGAGGGCGCAACGCGGCGGGCGATGTCACCCTTTCCTGGGTGCGGCGCGGACGCCTGTCTGGAGAATGGCGCGATGCAGTGGACGTGCCGCTGGGAGAGAACAGCGAAGTCTACGACATGGAGATTTGGGATAGTGCACGCACCACGCTCAAACGCACGTTCAGCAGTCTGAGCAGCACGAGCACGACCTACGCCGCTGCGCAACAGATCGCCGACTTTGGCAGTGCGCAGGCGACGCTATATTTTTCAGTCTACCAATTGAGCGCCGTGGTCGGCCGGGGTTACGAAGCGCGCGCCACCATTTGACAACAGGGACACCATGAGTCACTCCACCACCCTCCTGGATTTGCTGTCCAGCAGCCAGGCCCAAAAAGAGGTCACGGCCAACAGCCTGCTCGACGCGGCCAGCCCGGCCATGCTGTTTGGGCGTCGCGCCCCCACCACCGCTGCACTGACCTGGGGTTACTACGGCGGCACCGTGCTGGTCAGCGGCTTGCCGACGCAAATCGGCAATGGCACCGTGGCCCTGACCGCCAGTGCCACCAACTATGTCGAGGCCACCAGCTCGGGCGTGGTCAGCGCCAACACTGCCGGCTTCACCGTCGGACGTACAGCACTGTACACCGTGATCACCGGCGCCGCGACCGTGAACAGTTACACCGACCAGCGCACCGTCGGCGGTGGCAGCATCGGCACACCTGCCAAGCGCATCGCCGCGCCGACGTGGTCCGCTACCATAACGCTCGATTGGTCCAGCTATGACGTGTACCGCATCACGCTTAGCGGTGCCACCACCTTCACGTTCACGGGTGCCACCGACGGGCAAAACTGTATGCTTGAACTGCTGCAGGACGGCGCCGGCAGCCGCCTCGTTACCTGGCCTGCCACGACGCGTTTTTCTGCCGATCTGCCCGCACCAACGCTCACGACCATCGCCTCCAAGATGGACCGCATCGGGTTTCAGGCCAATGCCGGCCTGAACAAGTACGATTGCGTGGCAGTGGTCAAGGGATACTGAGCATGGCAGCGACTTCCAAGCTGACGGCCTACGTCATTACCGGCGGCATCCCGAATGGCGCAACGATTTCAAAATTGACAGCGTATGCCATCAAAGGCGGTGCGCCCAACGGGGCGACGGTTTCAAAACTCGCAACCTACGCGATCACAGGCGGCACGCCCAATGGCGCAACGGTTTCCAAGCTGACGGCCTACGCCATTATCCATACTGCCATTGGCCCAATCTCGGCAGCCAGCAGCAACTTCCTAATGTTTTAAAAAGAGGAACACATGACCATCTTATTTGCCGGCGGCGAGGACGCCGACTTCAATCGCCTGGGCGGAGTGAGCGTCGATACGGTCACAAGTGCCGCACGCCGACCAGCCAATGCGCGTTGCTCTCTCAAGGTGGCGTCGTCTGCTAGAGGAGACGGATGGCAAGCAGTTCTGTCTGTGCCATCCTCTTCGTTCTGGTTGACCGCACAAGGGTACATCCTTGACACGCTCAATACGGTTTCTGCATCCGCGTCGCAGTTGATGGCATTCCAGGATTCGGCGGGGGTTCGGCGACTGGCTCTGGTTCCGCAGCTCAATTCCTATTCAACGTTAGGGTCACTTCACTGGCAGCTGGTCAAGCTAAATGCCGCCGGAACGCAGACGATATTGGCCACGTCCAGCAGTGGCATTACTGGCAATGTGTTGAGCAAGTTTGACGTGTTTATCAATTATGCGGTGGCCGGGCAGGTACAAGTGTATTCGGGTGGCACCAAGATCATCGACTACAGCGGTGATGTGACGACCGACAGCGCCACCGCGCTGGCGAGCGTGGTACTTGGCGAACCATTGGCGGAAGATAGCGGAAACAGCATCTACGGCATTACCTCGACCTATTGGTCAGAAGTCATTGCCGCCACTACGGACACGCGCGCCATGTCGCTGGCGACCCTACCGCCCGCTGCCGCAGGCAACGCCTTCGCATGGACGGGGGCTGCGACCGATATCAGCGAAATCACTTTGGATGACACCACACAGATCATCAGCCTGACGGCAGGACAAATTGCCGAGACCACCGTCACATCCACATCCCTCGCAGGCACGCCAGGTATTGTGGCACTGGTGCTCAACGCCCGTGCCCAAAAAGGCGGGACCGGACCACAGAACGTTGACCTCATGGTGCGAACCGGGGGCACCGATTATGCGTCAGCGGACATTGCCTTGCCGGTTTCGCTTAGCCGCATCAGCAACGTATGGAGTACCAATCCTGCAACCGGCAGCGCCTGGACCGCCAGCGACCTGACAGCAGCCGGCTTCAATGTCGGCATCAAGTCGGTTACGTGACATTGCCATGTCCCGCCTTGGTGCGAACCAGACGGGTATCTGTCTGAAGCTGGAGCTAATCGAAATTTGATCAGCCGCCGCTGCCCAACTAATCAACCTGAAACCCGCCCTGATGTTTGCGCATCGGGCGGGTTTCGCATTTCTGGAGCTTGCCCATGACTGACTCTGACAAACCCGCCCTGGCCGAAAACATGCTTCTCGTGCGCCGCGAAGACTTCGACGAATTATTGAGCCGGGCCGCCGAACGCGGCGCCGAGCGCGTACTGGCCCATCTTGGCCTCGAAAACGGCCGCGCGGCCCGCGACATCGGAGAGCTGCGCTCGCTCCTCGAAGCTTGGCGCGACGCACGCCGCACGGCGTGGCAGACCACGGTCAAAGTCATCACCACCGGGATTTTGGCTGCGCTTCTGGTTGGTGCGGCCATCAAGCTCAAGCTGATGGGAGGCCCGCAATGATCGAGACCCTGCTTGGCGGCCTGCTCGGAGGCGCCTTCCGCCTGGCGCCTGAACTTCTCAAGTGGCTCGACCGCAAAGGTGAGCGCGGCCACGAACTGGCGATGCAAGATAAGGCGCTGGAATTTGAAAAACTGCGTGGCGCGCAGCGGATGGACGAAATCGGTGCCAGTGCCGAGGCCGCTTGGAACACTGGAGCCATCGAAACCCTGCGCGATGCGGTGCGCACACAAGGCGAGAAAACCGGCGTGCGCTGGGCCGATGCGCTATCGTCCAGTGTGCGCCCCGTAATCACCTACTGGTTCATGGCGCTGTACTGCGCTGCCAAGACCGTGGCGTTCGCTGCGGCTGTCACTGCTGGTGCTGGTTGGGGAACTGCCATCCTGCACGCCTGGACTGATGCCGATCAAGCGCTGTGGGCCGGGGTGCTGAATTTCTGGTTCTTGGGCCGTGTGTTTGATCGAGTGCGGTCGTGATGGCGCCAAAAACGGCCATCGAACTGGCCAAGCGCTTCGAGGGCTTTGAAAGGCGTGTGAAGCGCGGAACGGAGATTGCCGCCGTCCCGTACGTGTGTCCCGCAGGATTCTGGACGATTGGCTACGGCCACCTTTGTGTACACGATCACCCGCCAATCACTCAGGACGAGGCCGAAGCCTATCTGGCACAAGATCTCGTGAAAGCGTTGAACTCCACGCTGCGTTACTGCCCGGTGCTGGCCACCGAGCCGGAGGGGCGGCTCGCGGCCATCGTGGATTTCACGTTCAACCTCGGGACGGGGCGTCTGCAGACGTCGACGCTGCGACGGCGGATCAACCAGCGGGACTGGAGTGCCGCCGGGCAGGAACTGCACCGGTGGGTCTATGGCGGTGGAAAAATCTTACCGGGACTGGTGACTCGGCGACAGGCAGAAGTCGTTCTGCTGCGGTAAGCCTGCACCGAAATACACCGTGCTGGCACACTGGAACGTGATGCGATGTTTTGTTGTCAACAAGACGACGGAAATGACAAACCCTTGATGATATCAGGGCTCGTCAGCAACGCGAACCTCCGTTAAAATGGCGGGATAGAGAGGCTACTCA